CGACGACCTCGAAGTCGTCGCCGTACTCTGCGGCCTTCGTGAGCGCGTATCGGCTCGGTCGCTGTTCGAGATCTCCGAAAAGATATGCCTTCGTTCGACGCGATGCCTTGCGAGTGTTCCAGAGTTTCGTCGACTGACTCTTATTTCGAACGTACAAGCGAAGAGGCTGACTCGCGACAGCGACGGCATTCAGATTCGCCGCTGCGTAAATCCAAGATCGGTACGCATTCACAGCGGCGCGATATTCAAACGGCGATCTCTTAGCAGGCTCGCCGCGAAGGATCGTCATCGAAGAATTGAAGTACTTCTCCGGAGTGAATGCCGCTTTGATTCGTGCGAGGAGATTCATCAGATGACTTTCACCATGAGAGGCCTTCGCGCTCGACGCGCGAGGACTGCGAGCGCGAGAGCGCAAACGCCGTCGTCGTGTCCGACTGTCGCCTCATAGGAGACGTTCCTTCCCGAGTATCGGAAGCCGAACGATTCGAGTTCACTCCGAAGCCAACCATCGGGAAAGCGAATATCCGCAGTCGAGATCGCGATCTGTAAGCCCTCCATCAGTTGCTGCTTGCTCTGGCTTGTGAATTTGAAGCCTTCAGTTCTGCGGCAAACCTTGCGAAGATCTTCGACGATCGGATCTCCGACTCCAGTCGAGTCGATCTGCGCCGGAGCGTTCTGAATCATCTTCGCGAGTCGCTCGCGCGTGACGTTCCACGGAGCCTGCCATCGTTCGAGCCGACAGACGCGGCCCTCGGCATCAAGGCCGACAGCGACCGTCCAGTCTTGGCTCTTCGCAAGATCGACTCCCCAAGCCTCTGGCGCGGCAGATGACATCGGCGCGATGCAAGCGCGGATCGCATCGAGGCCGAACGGATTGCCTCCGTCCTCTGCGGGAATCCCTTCGAGTTCCTGATCGGCGATCGCCTTCGGCAGACTCGCTCGCATCGCTTCGACTTCCGCAGGATCGAGAAACGGATTCGACATCGAGCCGATGCGAAACGCGGCCCAAGTTCCAGTCGTGTCGCCTTCCGCTTCGAGAAAGAGACGATGGAAGTCGCCTGTCCCTTTCGGAGTTCCGGCGAAGATCGCGCTTCCCTTGCGATCGGCGAGAGTCGGTCGAATCGCTGCTCGCCAGATGTCGAGAAGGCCGACGACGAATCCGGCCTCGTCGATCGCGACTCGATCATAGAAACGGCCTCGGCCTGCGTCAGCGTCTTCGAGCGTCCAGAAGTCGATCGAGCCTCCGGTCGAAAGTTCGATGCGCTTCTCGACGCGATCGTGCTTCGAGATGAGCGGAAGGAGAGCGCGTTCAAGATCGCGAACTGGCTCGGCAAGGTACTTATACGAAGGCGCGAACCACGCCGTCCGCCTGCCTCGGATCGCGTCGTTGAGAATGACGAACTCTTCGAACTTTGTCTTTCCCCAACGACGACCGATCTCAAGCACGTTGAATCGACGCAGTCGACGGAATACGTCGAGTTGCGAAGCATGAAGAACCGACTCTGGAGTTGGAACGCGAATCTTCACGCGCTATCCGCGAGCCGAGGCTTTGGAGCCTCGAATGGCTCGATCGTGACGACCTCTTCGCGCCTCGTCTCGTCGATCTTTTCGCGCTGTCCGAGATGCTGCTTGCCGAGCCAAATCAGCATCGCGACATTGCCTTCCTTCGCCTTCTCATATTGCCAACGACGGAGGCTCATCCGCATCTCGTCATAGCCTGCGTTGATTTCCTTGCGGCATCGGCGACGAATCGTCGGCTCTGCAACTCCGCAGATCGTCGCGATCTCGGCATGAGTGCATCCGATTCGCGCAAGCGATTGAACGAGACGCAAGTCGATCTCAGCGCGAGGTCTACCGAGTGGCAAGGACGGCCTTCTTTCCTGTGAGGTTCTCCCATCGCTTTACAATCACGTCGCAGTATTGCGGAGAGATCTCCATTCCGTAGCACTTGCGACCGAGTTGCTCGGCGGCGATGAGCGTCGTCCCTGATCCGAGGAACGGATCATATATGATCTCACCTTTCCGAGATCCGTCAGTGACAGCCTGACACCAGAGAGCGACGGGCTTCATCGTTGGATGTTCGCGACTGACCTTTGGACGGTCATATTTCCAAAGCGTCGTCCGTGTACGATCGGAGTTTTTATGGCGGTCCCCTGAAATCCAACCGAACAGGATTGGCTCGTGCTGATAGTGGTACTCGCTATGACCAAGCACCATTGATTCCTTTGCCCACACCATGATCTGCCGAAGGATGCCTCGCCGCTTCCAGTCGTCAGCAAAAAGAATATGCAACGGTCCTGGGGGTACTGTTGCATACCAGTAAGCACCGCAACGGCAGTTCTTTTCGGCATTGTCGAAAGCAGCAACGACGAGAGACGCTAGGTCTTCTTCGCCAAGTTCGTCGTTCTCTATCTTTAGTGCGTCCTTTGTCTTTCCGACATAGGAGACTCCATATGGCGGATCACTTAAAAGCATATCCGCCTTCTCTCCATCCATCAATCGCTCTACATCCTCTGGCTTCGTCGAGTCTCCGCATAGCAAGCGATGATCTCCGAGAATCCAGAGGTCGCCGCTCTTCGTGATCGGATCGACCGGAGGATCTGGCACTTCGTCCTCCTTCACTTCATCGGGAGCGAGTAGAGCGTCGATCTCCTTCGCATCGAATCCGCTCGCGAGCGCAAGTTCTTCATCCTCGATCTGAAGTGCGGCGAGTGTCTGTGAAAGAACGTCGTCGTCCCACTCCGCGAGTTCACTCGTTCGATTGTCCGCGATGGCGTAGGCCGTCGCTTCGCTTCCCGAGAGAGGAGATCGAACGATCGCGATCTCCTTCCATCCGAGAGCCTTTGCAGCGGCGAGCGTTCCGTTTCCGGCGCGGACGACTCCGTTCGCGTCGACGACGATCGGCTTCTGCTGTCCAAATCGCTGAAGGCTCGACTTGATCGCGGCGAGATTCTTCTCTCCGTGCTTGCGAGCGTTTGCCGGATCGAAGACAAGCGTCTCGATCTTGACGAGTTCCGTCTTCATGCTTCCTCCGCATTCAATCGCTCGATGATCTCAAGCAGTCGGATTTCCTGCTCGCGGCGAACGTCTGATGCGATTTCGCTCGCGCGATGCACGTCGACAAGCGAAGGATGAACCCACCAGTCTTCGACCGGAACGAGGAGATATCCGCTCTCGTTCTTCGCGATCATCCGCACGTTCTCCGCGACTCGGCGATACCCGTAGCCTTGCAAGATGCCTTCGATCGCAAACTTGATCGACTGCTTCCCGCGATAGAGGTCATGCTCGACGGTCGCGATCGCAAACGTCATTTGATCGAGCGGAAGGCCGTAGAGCGCGGCGAGTGTCGACTCTGGCGGTTCAAGATCGAGCGAGAGATAGTCGAGCGTCCCTTCGTTTTCCGGCGCATCCGCGAGCATGAGGATGTCTTCCATCAGTTTCGGATCGAGCGCGTTTCCGTAGAAGAGATTCCTCGGATCGCGCTCGGCCTTCAACTGCTCGACTGTCTCGATGTCGGCAAGGATGCCGCGCCATCCTGCGAACTTTTCAAGCGCAAACGTGTTGGAGTAGTTCTGCGGATGGCCTGCGCCGAGGTCGACGAAAAGGCCTCTCTGCTTGAGATCGAGCGCGAGCGAAACGAACACGTCCTGTCCTGCCTGCGAGAAGTTCCGCAGTACCGTTCCTTCTTCTTTTTCCATGTTGTCTCCTATGCGAGAAGCGTAGTCGATCAGCCGAAGCAAAGAGTTCGGACGCGGACGAATCCTGCGCCGCCTGCGCCACCTGCTCCGCCTGTTGTTGTTCCCTTGCCACCGCCACCGCCGCCGCCACCGCGAACTGCCGCGCCGCCTGCGCCGCCTGCGCCAGAAGTTCCTTCGCCGCCGCCGCCGCCGCCGTTGCCGAAGCCCGTCACGGTGTCATATCCGCCTGCGGTTCCTGCGACACCTGTAGTTCCGCTTGCGCCGCCTGCGCCACCGCCTCCGGTAGCAATACTTAGGCCGCCACTATCAGATTTTCCGCTGCTCGCTTTGCCTCCTGCACCGCCTCCACTTCCCCCAGAATCGCCAGAACCTCCTCCACCCGGACCGAACCAGTATCCCACCCTTCCATCAATGCCGGGGTTTCCATATGCACCATTTCCGAAGGTGTTTTCTGGAACTCCGGAAGCCTGAGCAATGACGAGAATCTCAGTTGTACTTCCTCCTGCTTGATCGTCACCGCCGCCGCCTGGACCAGAAGCATACAAATATGTGCCGAAAGAACTCTCTGCGTTGTTCGATGGATTACCCCAAGGCTGTGAAGTTCCACAAGTCACAGAAATAGTGCTAGAAAGATCAGCAGCAAGAAATGTTTTCGTAGCAATTCTTCCGCCGCTGCCCCCACTCCCAAACGACGCACTTGAACCATTTTGTCCTGCTTGACCCGCGCCGCACATCGTGACCTCAACCCAGACGGCATTCGCAGGCTTGGTCCACGTGCCGCTGCTGGTGAAATCCTGCGTGTTGACGGTGAGCGTTCCGCCGCCGCCAACTTCAACGCCGCCTGCGGTTGAGCCGTCTCCGATGTACATCTTCTTCGTGTCGGTCGTGTAGATCGGCTCGCCTTGCGCGGGAGTGATCGTCGTTCGATCTGCGGCAACACCTCGTCGGAACTTGAGTGGCATTAGAAGGCTCCTAAATCGTTGGTCGTGGAAGAAGGCGAAGCGAAAGTCAATCCATCGAGATCATTCATCGGGAACGCGAATGTTGCGAAGTCGAGTAGATTGAATGCTCCAAAGTCGAGCGTATCTCCGAAGGCTTCAAGACGGAAATCAGAGTCGACACGTAGACCATTACCAAGCGGAATATCGAAGACTTCAGGTATCGTCTTTTTCATGGCTTGCCTCGCGCTCTATCGAATCCGTGCAACTTCTCAAACTCGACGAGAGCCTGCGGATGAACTCGGCGATCCTTCGAGAACGGGATTCGCATCCCGCGAAGAACTCCCGTGTCGATCCACTTCGCGACGGTTCTCATTGAAACTCCGAGACGTGCAGCGACTTGTGCCGTCGTCAGCCACGGGACATTCATCTCGCCTTCGATCGAGAGCGGAGGCTGAATGCGCGACTTTGCTTTATTCGTCGACATAGGATGGAGGCACAAGGTAGAAGCCTTCAGGGATCGCGACATCGTTCGCGGAGAGCGTCCATTCGTTTCCTTCGCGAACGTAGACGCGGCCTTTCACATTAGGCCCGATCCGTACTGGCGACGATTCAGGAACGAGGACCGTCCTCGGTCCGCATCCGCTCGCGAATACGAGAACCGGCACGACGGAGAGAATCATGATCCTTCGGAGCATCGGTAGCCTTCTTTCCTTTGTCGAATCTCTTCTCGATCCAGAGAAGAACCGCGACGATGAGCGACGTGATGAATTCAAGCATCCTCGCCCTCCAAAGCGCGGACGCGAGCCTTCAACGACTCGATCTCATCCGCTGCTTGCTTGAGTTCGTTCCTCACTTCGTGCCAGAGAGAGAACAATGGAGCATCGGAGAGAACGCGGAGCCGATCCGGACGATCGGTCGCGCGAGCGAGCCGATCTCGATATTCGAGCGCGACGGCGAGCGTCTGCTCAAGGTCGATCATCGGATGCCTTCTTGCTGACTCGATACCTTCGCGTCTCGCGCGAGGATGAGGCCGATGCCTGCCATGATCGCCGCAGCGACCGCGCCCCAGTCCGCGACCGTGACCGGATCGCCGTCGAATTCAGCCTTTGCCGCGCCTGCAATCGCGACCACGATCGCGAGGATGCCCGTCGTCGTTGTGCGCCAAGATGCCTTGCTCATTTGATCCGCCTTTCGAGCGATTCTAATCGCCTCTGGATGTCTTCGAGTGTTCTGGAATGGCTCGCATCGTTGACCGCCGCCGAAGCCTGCGCTCGCGCGAGATCATTCACAGTCGCGGCGAGTTTGTCGATGTCGGTTCGTGCGACTTCGAGTTCCTTGGATTTCGCGCCGAACGTAAAGACGAGTGCGCTGAATCCGACAATCATCGTCGCGATCTGGCCGATGCCGATCGCAGTCGCAAGCACGTTCTTCTGTGAGCCTTCCGCCATGCTTCAAAGATCGGCATCGTTGCGTTTCGACTCGCGTCCTCCCTTTTCAATGCACGATCAAAAAGAGACTCGCCGTTCAGCGCGAACGGCGAGTCGGAGACGCATCGACCAGAGGTGAATCGACGCGGGAGTTGTTAGGAGAGGCATCCTGCAAGGGAGAACGATAGCAAGAGCATCACGATCAGCCAGAGGGTAAAGGCCGCGATCGCCTCCTTTAGATTCGGAAAGAAGTTGTCGCGGTCGCTGTGCATTTCATCGAGTCCGTCGTTCATTCCGTCCTCCTGATCGAGATCTCGACTCTCGGCGCGTCTCGATCGACTTCGAGCCGTACGGGGAGATGCGTGAGATTGGCGTCGTCGTCGACGATGCCTGCCGAGGCGATTCCATCGAAAGCGGCCTTGAGCGAGGCGAGCAGATTGTCTCGGTCACGCCGTCGACGATCGCGGAAGAAGAACGTCGACTCGACCTCGGCGGCCTTCCATCGGCTCGGGAAACGCTGCGAGACGAAGAAGGAGATCGAGCGGTATTCCTTGACTGCTCGCGCCTTCGCCTGCCAACAAACGCGAGCATTCGGCGAGAGTTGCTTTGCCGGCAGCGGAAGCACGATCCTGATCGTCATCCCGTCAGGAGTCATCGACGCATCGGAACGCGCCTGCCGCGTCGGTTGCGCGGCGAGCGCGGACGACGTGCGTCCAGAGGCTCGGGTCGTTGTTCTCGCGCCATTTGCGCCATGCGTGAACTTCGCGCCGGAGGACGTTCGCTTCGCGGACGAGGGTGAAGTTGCGCCGCCGGAGTTCGGCGAGTTGCAAGACGAGCCCTTCGATGTCTTCTTTGGCTTCCATGTCATCGCTGTTTCGTCCTCTGGAGAGTGTTGCTTGCGTCCTCATCTGGCCTCCTTTGATTCTGGAATCCATCCGCGACGCTTCAGTTCTTGATTGACGCGATACACGGAAGCCAAAGGCTCATCTGGATGTGGTGGTACTTCTCGAACGATTCTGACGTTGTTCTTCTCCAGAATGTCGAGGATCAGTCTTTGAGCCGTTCTTGTTTCGTATGCCTCGAATTTCTGGAGATACATAACGAAAGAGAGCGCGAGTTGGCATTCCATCGTTTGAGCCGAAGGGAGTTGCGCTTTGCTGATGGCTTCGAGTTGCGCGATGTATTCTTCGTGCGTCATTTGCTCATCCTCCGCGCTTGAAGTTCGCGGATGTCCGCCGTCTTCGCTTTGATCTCCTCGCGGAGTTTCGCGATCTCTCCTCGGATTCTTGCGATGCGAGTCTCGATCGAGATGTGAGAGTTCCAAGGATGCGACGGTTTCGGTTTGACGACGGTCACTCGGTCGCCTCCTTCAAACATTCCAAACCTCGCTTCTTCATCTCCTGCGTCAGTTTGCTCCAAGAACAGCATCCATTCAACAACAACACGATTTCTCGCCTCGCCTCGTCGCGCTCGGCGCGGAGTCGTTCGATTTCGTCGGCCGCTTGCAAGCGTTCTGCATTAGCCATGTCAGTCATGGATGTCCAACTGATTCGAAGACGATCTACGATGTCTACTTGATCGCTCATTCAGTCGCCTCCTTCAAGCAGTCCCGCCGCGCCTCATCGCGTTCGTTGCGGAGTCGATCTCGCTCCTGCGCCAGAGCAAAGAACGCGAGTTTGATCTCATGCAAGTCGACTCGCGCAATGTTGTATCCGTCGCCTTCGTCGTGTCGGTCTGCGTCTGGATCTTCGGCCTGACGTTCAGTCAAGAAGTCTCGCAGTTCCTTGAACCGCTTCTCGATGCGTTCGAATTCCGTCATGTCGTTGCCTCTTTCTTGATTCTCCAAACGATCATCATCGAGCCTCTCGACGACATCCGCCGAATGCCGCTGTCCTCGATGAATCCGGCCTGCGTGAGTTCCGTTCGGCGTTTGCCGATCGAGTTCATGTATTGCTTGGTTACGCTCGCGAGTTCCTCATCCGTGAGGCCGTCTGGATTGTTTCGCAATGCTTCGAGCGCGAGAGCCCGTCCGCTTCCTGCTCGCGGTGCTGCTCGCTTCGCGGCCTCGATCGAAGTCTCGCGATCGTTCGTTCGGTGCATACCGAGAGCAAAGAGAGAGTCGGCAGGCGGCGGAGCGTTTCCGGCTCGCATCATCGGATCATGCCTCATCGCTCCTCCTCTCTGCGCTCGATGCGAATCGATCGATCAAAGCAAAGCGCGACGGTGATCTTCGCGTCCTTGGGAATGCGCTTCATTTCGAGGAATCCGAGATCTTCGCCGTTCTCGGCGATCAGCCAGATGCGATCGCCTTCATAGGCTTGCCGGATGACGCGGCCAAAGTGCGACGGTTTGTCGATTGGTTGTTTCATACGGTGGCCTCCTCTCCTTGGGAGGGAGCATTGCTGCTCCCTCCCATCCGAGGAGACGGCGCGTCCTGCGCTTTCGGACTAGCGATGATAGCAGCGCGGTCGAGCATTCCGCGAATCCATTGCATTGCGACGAGATCCTCTTCGGTCGTCGCGATCGAGCGCGAGAGAAGAGATTCAAGGCCTTCGCGAACTCGCTTCGAGAGATAGGGCCGATTCATTTGATCGAGATCCTCGTTCCTCGTTCCATGAGATTTGCGAACGGCAGGCTTTCGCCTGCTTCGAGACGAGAGCGAATCGCGTCCTTGTTTGCCGTGACGACCGTCTTTCGCTCGATTGCCCACTCGGGCAGTTCGTCTGGCCCGACGCGAAGATCGAGAGGAGCCTTGCCACCGTTTCGCGTGAGTGCGACGCGGAAGCGCGACGTCTCGATCTTCGGAAGATTCCGCGTTTCCCAAATGAATCGGAGACGTTCGCGCAAGCCTTGCGCTGCTTTGTCGTCGGCCTTCGCGAGATCCGCGAGACGGTCGGCCTCCGTCTGCCGCATCGCCGATCTCGCTTCGATTTCAGCGATGAGCGAGCAGTATCGGTCGACCTTTCCGAATAGATCGCTTTCGAGTTCGCGTTCCCACTCTGCGAGCGCGGCCTCTGCCTGCGGGTCGGATACGTCTCCTCCGTTCTCATGGAGGATCGTTTCGAGCGCGGCGAGATCCGCGCTGATGTCGTA